AAGTGGTTTATACTTACACAGGAATATGCACAGAAGATGAGCGCAACGACAGTATTAGAAACACTGGATTTAATGGCGGAACTTATTCATGGAGACACTCAGACAACTAACAACACAGCCCCAGGGCAACATTATGAAAACGAAAATATGAAACTAAAAGCAATAAACGAATCACACGGAGAGAACCACAGCATCTACAATGCCGATTGCGTTGAACTCATTAAACAACTACCCGATGAAATAATTGATCTTTCAATTTATTCGCCGCCATTTGCTAACCTATACGTTTACTCTGATTCAGTAGCGGATATGGGAAATTGCGCGAATGACGATGAGTTTTTCGATCAATATAAACACCTCATAGCAGAGAAATTTAGAGTCACCAAAAAAGGCAGGCTATCATGCGTTCATTGCATGGACTTGCCTAGCTCAAAGACTATGCATGGATATATTGGAAGGCGAGACTTTTCAGGGCAAATTATACAAGCTCATATCGAAGCTGGATGGATATTCCATTGCCGAGTTACCGTTTGGAAAGATCCAGTTGTAGAAATGCAAAGGACAAAAGCACTAGGATTGCTCCATAAAACAATCAAAAAAGACTCTTCACGATCACGCATGGGGAATCCTGATTACTTACTTGTATTTGTAAAGCCAGGCGAAAACCTAGAACCGATAACACACACTAAAGAAGAGTTCCCAGTAGATCAATGGCAACAATGGGCATCGCCTGTATGGATGGATATTAACCAAACTAACGTGCTGAACGGTAGAGACGGGAGAACCGATAAAGATGAAAAGCATATTTGCCCGTTACAGTTAGACTTCATTTATCGTTGTTTGATACTTTGGAGTAATGAAGGCGATACGATACTAAGCCCGTTCATGGGTATTGGTAGCGAGGGTTATCAGTCCGTAAAATATGGACGCAGATTTATCGGGACTGAGCTTAAAGAGTCTTATTTTTATCAAGCTAGTAGATTCTTAGAACAAGCTGAAATGGAGAAAGGAGACTTATTTAATGTCTAGTTATCTTCAATTATTAGCGGCAAAAAAAGAATCATTGATTGAAAAAACATCGATCAAAGCGAAACCTCATAAGAATGCGAAACCTCACCAGTATGACTGCTTAGTTCATTTATTAAATATTGGAAGAAGTGCCGCATTTCTGGATACTGGACTTGGTAAAACATTCTTACAGCTAGACTGGGCGAGACATATTGACGGTAAGGTTTTAATCGTTGCTCCTTTGGCGGTAGCGAGTCAGACAATAAAAGAGGCTAAAAAGCATCTAAACATGGATATAGTTTATTCTAGGGATGGATCTGTGACTAGCGATATTACTATAACGAACTACGAGAGAATCGAATTATTTGACTGCGATCAATTTAAGGGAGTCGTTTTAGATGAAAGCTCAATTCTTAAAGGTCAAAACTCAAAGACTAAAAGCAAGCTGATAGAGTTATTTAAAAATACTCCATTTAGGTTATGTTGCACTGCAACTCCTGCGCCGAATGATTATACCGAGCTAGGTAATCATGCGGAGTTTTTGGGCATAATGAATACTCAAGAAATGCTTACTCGTTGGTTTGTGCATGACTCAGCAAATACGGCTGATTGGAGACTCAAAAAACATGCCGTCAAAGACTTTTGGCAATGGGTTAGCTCATGGGCGGCGTGCGTATCAAAGCCAAGCGACCTAGGGCACTCTAACGAGGGTTATGACTTACCTCCGCTAAATACGATCACTCACGTATTCAACTCACCTTTAGAATCAAGTGAGGGGATGTTATTTGATATTGCCACAACATCAGCAACGGATCTTCATAGAACTAAAAGAAAGACGATGATTGAAAGATGCGACGCGGTTGCAGAATTAGTCAACACTAGCGATAAACCTTGGATTGTTTGGTGCGAATCTAACGATGAAAGTGCATATCTAAAAAAAGCCATACCTGACGCGGTAGAGGTAAAAGGTAGCGATACGCCAGATCAGAAGGAAGAACGTTTAAACGCTTTCACAGATGGCAAGGTTAGAGTTCTAATTAGTAAGTCGTCGATCTGTGGGTTCGGGATGAACTGGCAACATTGTAGAAACATTGCCTTTGCGTCCATTTCTTACAGTTACGAGAAATACTATCAAGCAATTCGAAGATCATGGAGATTCGGACAAGATCAAGAAGTTTATGTTCATGTCTTTATGTCCGATTCTGAAATGTCAGTTTGGCAGACGATTCAAGATAAGATTAGTAAGCACGATGAAATGAAACACCACATGAAATACGCCGTCTTTTCTAAATCTGAGGAAAGAGAAACTAAAGTCGATTATAACCCTAACATGGAATGCAAAATGCCATCTTGGTTAGTAGCTAAATAACAATATGAAAATGCACGAAAACAAAGTCTTACATCGTATCGTGGATACGAACGCCAGGTCAAAGTCAATGAGCGGAATATCAAAGGAGAAATGCGACATGCTTTTAGCTATCGCCTCACTAGATCGACCGATTAAGCAGGAAATTTGGGATAAGGTAAAAACCTGTCACCAGCGAGGCAGTAGGCATCTATTGGAGTTATCTAAGCAAGGTTACGTCACTGAGTCTGGGTCAAAGTCTTTGCACAATCGGAAAGAGTTCACAACTTACAAGCTGACTGAACTTGGAGAATATACAGCGATCAGATTACTAGGGCTAGAAAGGGCAACGGCATGAGTGACACACCAGAGACTGATAATGCAGAAAAACACGCTTATGAACATGAAGATGATATGACTCCAACCGTTAAATCAGATTTCGCCAGAAAACTCGAAAGAGAAAGAAACGAGCTTCGAGAGATGATCTTAAATTTCTGCGAAGGCGAAAATTGGACTATACAAAGATGGCAAGATCAAGAACATGTCAATCCACTTTTCAATATGGCTGAGAAGATCAAAGATAACAAAGATCAAACCAATGACAAATGAATTATGAAAAAACTAGAAACATACAGAAAAAACGGCTTTGATTTTACAGAGCTAAAAAGAAAAGGAAACCTTGCCATATTTAGAGGCGAGAATAAAGGAGTCTTTACCTATGAAGTGATTAAGGTAAAATCGCATAATGGAATGAATCTTCACGGAACATTTATCGAGGCAAAAGAATACCCACCTAGTGATGAAGAATGGGGCGCGAAAGGATGGACATTCCAGACTCTTAAAGGTGCTGAAAATAAGTTTGATGAACTTGAGAAATTAGTTGCAAAGATATGAAGAAATAGTAAAGTAATAACATAAAGTCTCTAGCAGGACGGAACATCGTAAATTTTAAACCAATTTTACCCTATTCAATCTCAGCGTCCTGCTAGACTTATTTTTTAAGAGATTGGATAGGGTTTTACATTTACAGATGAATACACAAATAGAAATAATAAAGGACGCGCAATTAGATTTACAATCTTGGAGGACATTAGGGATTCAGTTAGGAATAGCCATGAATGAGTATTTTAAGGTTAAAACCGAATTAGATGATCTAAAAGCTAAACTGAAAGCCATAACTCAATCACTAGACTAGCTGTGGAAAAGTTTGGATTCATAACCCTGCACAGGTCAATTTTAGACTGGGAGTGGTATTTAGACGTAAATACTAAAACCGTCTTTATTCACCTACTTTTAAAGGCTAATTTTGCTGAAACTAGATACAAAGGGGTATTAGTCAAAAGAGGTCAGTTGATGACTGGACTTGATTTATTAGCTAGAGAGACACACCTTACAATCAAGCAAGTAAGGGGAGTTTTAAAAAAGCTAGAAAAAAGCGGGGAAATTATGCAAGAAACGGACAACCACGGAAGGCTTATAACTATCTCAAAATACGATGATTACCAAAGCGATGAAAAAAAGGGGGCAAGCAAAGGGCAAACGGAGGGCAAGCAAAGGGCAAACGGAGGGCAACATAATAACAATGATAACAATGATAACAATATATTAGCTTCGACTCAAACTATCGTTTGGTCAAAAGCTGATAAATGGTTAGGTATTTCTGATGAAGATTGGAAAGATTGGAAAGAAGCATATCCAGCCGTAAACCTACAAAGACAACTTTCAGAAATGCACCAATGGCTTTTAGCTAATCCTGCTAAAGCTAGAAAATCGCAATGGCGAAGATTCATCACTAATTGGTTTAAACGTAACCAAGAAAGAGGTGGAGACCTTCAAAGCAACAAACCAACACCTACACCAGCAAAACCTTTTAACTCACTCTAATGGACATTCCTTACTCAGACATTTTCGAAAAATCAGTCTTATCTTGCATGTTGCAGGGATATGACGAGCCTTGCATTGATGAACTAACGGACGATCATTTCTTTGGTTACTCAAATAAAATCATCTTTCATCAACATCAAAAGACTCACAATAAAGAGCTTGCGTCATTTACTCAAACTCTAATTGATCTTGATATACTAGATAAGATTGGAGGGCCAAGTAAATTAACCGAGATTTACACCTACACGCCAACTGATGCGCACCTTGGATACCATGTAAAGCAACTCCATATCCTAAAGGCACGCAGACACGCCATAAAAGCCGCTGAGGAGATTATTGAGGCGGCACGCGATATGAGTGACGCTGAAAGCTTCATAACGCTGTCAGGGGCGAATATGAGCTTAGTTTCAGATATTGCATCCGCGGCGAGCAATACGAGACCCAAAAAGCTAATCATGTCTGAATTGATGGCAACCTTTGAGAAGCGCATTAAAGGCGAATCATCTCCTATGGGTTGGTCATCTGGGTTAAACTCGCTAAACAAGGCTATCATGGGTATTCATCCGCAAAGGCTGATTGTCATTTCAGGCTTTCCAACATCAGGCAAGACAGTCTTAGCAATTCAGATATGCTGGGAACTAGCAAAGCAAAACATTCCGAGCTTAATAATATCGCTAGAAATGCCAGATCACAAGATAGCTGAGCGGAATCTCATCATGGCATCTGATTTACCAGCGAGGGCTATTTCAGACCCATTGGAATACTCAAAAGAGTCAGGAAACCAAAAGCCAACGATTCAACACCTTAGAAACGTGCAGATCGGGATAAACTCGATCATGCAAATGCCTATTCACTTTGAAGACCCGACAGGCGCGAATATTAACCAGATAGTAGCTATCATCCGCAGAAATGCCAAGGAACACGATATAAGAGCCGTAGCAGTTGATTACATTCAACTAATCAGAGGAAATTCTAAAAGCTTCTCAAAAGAGCAAGAAGTGGCTGAAATATCGCACGCATTCCAGGCATTGGCTAAAGAGTTGAAAATAGTGATAATTCTTTTAAGCCAGCAAAACCAAGATGGCGACACAAAGCACTCTAAAGCCATATCAGAGGACGCAGACGCAATCTTCACGATAGTCCAGAAAGAGAATACAGACGGCGAAAAAGAGCATATTGGCAATTAAATGTTCTGTAAATTTAGATACTCCAAGCATTCCCTTGTTGAGCATGATCGGTAAAAACGCGCCCGTGTTGCCGTTATGCCTGTCTTTCTTCACTCC